AGCTCGGCCGTCAACTCGGCGTTGCGCGCGTTGATCGCGTTGATTCGCTCCTGCACGGACGGCGGGTCACCGATCGGCTGAGGGGCCGGGGCGGTGGGCGGGGCTCCGGCGGGAGGGGTCGGGGTGAATCCGGGGGGCGTGGCCATTGGTGATCCTGGTCGAGAGGATGGCGATCTACTCGGCGGCGGCGCCGACGATCAGGGGGAAGGGCTCGGCGCTCTTGTCGTGGGGCGCGTTGACGCCGAGGGCGATCTCCGCCCAATCGGTCTGCGTCTCGGTCTCCCACCAGTGAACGGCCGGTGCGAAGTCCAGCGCGCGGACCTTGAGCCCCGCGAGCACGGCGGCACGGGTCATCCCTTCGGGGTGCTCCACGGCGACGTAGGCGTGCTGCGTGCGGGTGACGTGGATCGTGCTGATGGACATCCCGGGGCCGGGGGTCCACACGGCTTCGGCGTCCACCTCCATCGACGGAGGAGCGGAGGGAACAGGGGGCGCCTCGGGGGCGAGCTGCTTGATAGCCATGGTCAGGCTCCAGAGGGAGGGGGTTCGGGGGGGATGATCGGCGGCGGGGCGGGCGGTGCCGGCGCGGTCAGCTTCGCGATCTCTGCCACGACCATCTTCTGCTTCGCGATGTCCACCAGCTTCGCCACGGCACCCGCGTAGTCGAGCGACGGGTACACCCGCATCACCGCGTCGATCGGCCCCATGAGGCCGGAGTCAACGAGAGTCTGTACCTCGTCCATCTCGCCCTTGATCTCGGCGGCCGTGCGCTCCATCTCGGCGTAGGCGATCGAGTAGGCGTCGGGTTCCTCGGGTAGCGCGGTGCCCCCGTAGGCGTTGGAGAGCTTCGCCGCGGTCGCGAGGAGGAGCCGATCGCCCATCTCGGCGGCTGGCTTCTGCGCAGCCCACGCGCGGCGCTGACCGTCGCGGCTGACCACGATCGCGTAGCCGGACATCCCGGTCGTTCCGCCGGCCTGGACATCGGCCGCACCGAGCCCGGCTGACTGTGCCATCCCCGCCTCGTAGCTGAGGATCGCGTCGGCGGCCGCCTTCGGGTCCATCGCCGGGGAGAGCGTCGTCAGCGACCCGCTGCGGCCGGAGACCGACCGGAGTAGGAGGATTGCAGACTGGTCCATCGAGATGCGATCGACCGGGCGGAGACCATCGGTGGCGCTCGCTTGCGGCGCCTCCAGGTCGATCCCGGCGCGCTGCGGATTCGAGTTGTCGCGGAACCCGTGGAGCCACATCGTCCAGAGGCACCCGACCTTCAGCGTTCCGTCGATCAGGTCGAGGCGCTCGGTCCAGTGCCATAGCTGGTCGGTGATCTCCGGGTGGTACATGACCCACGGGAAGATCGGCGCGGCGCCACGCATGTAGGGGTATGCGCCGGGGGCGAGCGACGGCATGTGCGTACCAGTCACGTCGGCCCACCCGTCCGCGGTCTTCATCTCGATCTTGAAGATCGGCGACACCGGGTTGCTCACGTCCCAGGTGTCGCGCGTCCACGTCGGCTTCCCGTCGTGCGTCCGTAGCCGCATCTCGCGAACCACGACCGGGACATCGGGGCGCTCGGGGGTGGCCCATGCGCAGACGTACGACGGGCTCACCACGCGGTAGGTGACGCCGATCCCCTCGTACCAGTCCAGGCGCATGAACGAGTCACGGAGCCCGATCGTGAGGAGGTGACCACGCTGCCGGAGCGGCCATAGCTCCGGACGGAGGATCGGCGCGAGCTCGGCCCCTCCGGCTGTGACCGTCGGCGGCGAGGTGTAGAGCACGTTCTGCTGCGTCGAGTACGACCGGAGCGCGCACCGCGTCACGTCCGGATGCGTCATCCGCTGCAACACCTCCGGCGCGAGGAACTGCCCAAGCTCCTTGGTGAGATCGGCGTACCAGTCGCCGACCAACATCCGCTCAGCCTTCGCGGTCGTCTCCATACGCTGCGCGTCGTACGAGTCCTCAGCGATCGGCATCTGCGGAATGGTCACGGGCGCAAGCGTACCACGGCCTCGCCACCTTGTCACGGCGGCGCGTTATCGTGACAAGGTGACTGCGAGCCTTGCGCATATCCCGACCGCCGACCTCGAGCGCGCGTGGCTTCACCACGTCAAGACGGACCCCCTCTTCGCGTACCGGGAGTGCGCGCCGGGGCAGGGCGGGATGTCGCCGGGGCAGGAGACGTTCCACGCGGATGCGTCGAGCCGGCGCGTGCTCCAGGCGGCGAACCAGATCGGGAAGACCCGCGCCGGGTCCGCGGAGGCATGGTGGCACCTGACGGGGCGGCATCCGTACCGCGAGGTGGCGCCGTCGGATGGGTGGATCATCATCCCCGACCTCAACGACTGGCCGAAGATCAGCAAGAAGCTGCGCGAGATCGAGCCGCAAAACACGCTTGATGCGGCCTGCAAGTACGACAGCGCCAAGGGCTACACGTACCGGGGCGCTCGCGGGCTCAAGGTCCGCTCCGGTGCGCTCGCGTTGCCGAAGTCGGGGACGCAGCAGCAGACCGCGCTTGCGGGGGAAACGCTCGGCTGGCTCTGGTTTGACGAGCCTCCACGCGAGAGTCATTGGGGGGAGGCGCTGACTCGCGTAGCCGTGTCGGGCGGGTCGGTGTGGCTGACGTTCACCCCGATCGGCAAGCCGCTCACCTGGCTCAAGGTCTACCTCCACGGCGACGCGGAGACCGGGGAAGCAGGGCATCCGGACTGGTCGATCACGCTGGTCAAGCTCAACGCGGAGAACGTGCCGCACCGGACGCCGGAGAACATCGCGGCGCAGATCGCGGAGTACTCGCCGTGGGAGTACGCCCAGCGAGTCGAGGCAGCGTGGGAGGGGGTCACCAAGGACCGCTATCTGTCCGCGTTCACGGAGGGCTGCGTCATCCCCACGGATGCGATGCCCAACCAGGTGCAGCGCGTCGGGCTCGGGATGGATCACGGCGAGGGCGTGGGCAAGGAATACGCCGTGCTCGTCGTCAAGAATGGCGATCGGCTGTACGCGATTGACGAATACTCGGCGTCCGCGAACAGCACCCCGGCAATGGACGCGGCGGCGATCGTGGCGATGCTCGCGCGGTCGGGCCTGACGCCGCAGCAGGTCGGGCTGTGCAAGGGCGACATCAACAGCGGCGGGAAGCTCGGCGCGGGGCTCTCGGTGAACGACCTCATGGAGCGGGAGTTCGCGCGACTCGCCAAGCTGTCGGTGCCTCCGTTCCGGATCGAGACGCCCGCCAAGGGCAAGGGCTCGGTGGACAGCGGGCGGCGCGTGCTGAACAACGGCTTCGTCTCGGGCAATCTGTTCATCACCGAGGCGTGTCCCCGGTTGATTCACGCGTGTCGTCACTGGCGCGGCGGGTCCGAGCTGAAAGACCCGGTGGACGCGCTGCGCTACATCGCGGTGGAGATGATGGACGTGAGGGCCCGTGGGCCGGGGAAACTCACGATGGTGTGAGGGCGCGGAGTCGATCAACCCACGACACCTTGCGGCGCATGAAGGGGTTGGGGATCGTGAAGGCGAAACCCCCACACCCTCCCCCAAACGCTCACCGGAGAGCAAACGCGAGGGGGAGGGCGGGGGAGCGAAGTCAAAGTGGAAGGTTCGTGGCGCCTGGCTTCACAGCCACCAGCGCCTTCGCCCACTCATCGACCAGCCACGCGGCGTACGACGTTGGCAGAGGCTGCCTCACGGCTCTCGCGATCGTCTCACAGCGCCGGCCATCGAATGCAATCACCCCGATGCCGAGCGATGAGGCAGCGTCGAGCGCCCCCTCTCTGACACGTCGCGCGGGGAGAAGGACGTAGCTGTGAGAGGCGAACCAAGTATTTCGAACGGCTTGGTTGATGGCACCGCGCCAGTTGGACATCTTGGCCTCCACCGCAACGATCGCCGACAAGCCGAAGGCATCGGCGACCGGAACGGGCCGAACTCCACCTGCCTTGGTGGTTGTCACCAAGCCAGCGTTCAGGAGCTCATCAATGATGGTGTGAGCCCGGCGCGGGGCGAGGCAGAGCGCGTCGATAACGGCGCTGATCGGCTGCGCTGCACGCGCGCGCCGTGCGTGAAGGTGGTTCAGCACGCGGAAGTGCTGAGCACCCAGTCCGCGGCGGGCCGGCGACAGCGGAACACCACCGCGTTGGACAGCGACGACGATGTCGGGGAAGGAGAACTCAATCTCGGGCTCTTTGAACACGACCCTGCGACCCGGAGGGAGTCCTGAGAGCCCAACGGCCAGCGCCTCCTCCACCATCCTCAGCTCCGGGCCTACCGTCGGAGTTCGAAATCGGGTGCGGACGGGCTCGTCGGGCTGCTGCAGCATGGTCGTGAGGCCCCGGGGGGGAGGGAGGGCGGGAGGACGGCGGGACAGAAACGTAGCGGGCCCGCTGGTGGCGGGCCAGTCCAACGGCACCACGCCGTCCACGTCGTCGATCTGCATGTCGCGGCGCATGATCGGGATGCCGCCGGAGAGGGGGGTGCCGGGGCTCATCGGGCACCCCCGCGCACGATGCCATCGGGCGGCAGCATGAAGGGCTCGCCTCCGTCCACGATCACCATCTGCGGCATCGTCGCCCCCAACAGCACCCCCCGCGCCCACGCCGTCACCGTTTCCCCTCCCGCCGCCGCTTCGACCCGCGCGTACTCCTCGGCGCTGAGGCGGATGGCGATCTGGCGCGCGTCAGCCATGGCTCGGCGGGTGGTGGGCTTGCGGCCGGGGGTCACGCCCGCTCCACAAGGCGGAAGATCGCCGCCGACGTGCCGAGGTGAACCCGCTGCTCGAACGTGCCGCGGGTGAGCAAGCCGGCGTCGGCCAGCCGCTCCAAGTCGGGCACCACGTACTGCCCCGGCTGCCACATGTTCGGGGCCGCCCGGCGCACGTCGAGCCCGGCGAACCAGCCCCGCCGCCACTCGGGGAGGGCGGCATCCGCGAGGCGGCAGGCGGCGAGGATGCGCGCGTTGAGGTCGGCGGAGGCGGAATCGAGGGGGTCCATCAGTGCCACCACAGGTAGACCGGCACGTCCGCCGGCAGGGCGCGCACGAAGGCGATCACGGCGTCGTTCCACGGGGAGGTGGACACGTCGGCCGGGAGCACGGCGGCGAGGTCGCCGGCCAGCGCGTAGCGCACGGGGTCGCCGTAGGGGTCGGTGGTCGTGCGCCGCCACCCGTCGTCGGTGTGGACGTCCACGGGGATGGCCTCGCGGGAGGGGCACGCCCGGAGTCGCCCGAACAGGTCGTAGTCCCGGTCGAGCCGGAGCGACTCGCAGAGGAGCGGCACGCCGCTGAGGTGGTGGTGCTTGTGCGGGAGGAGGGTGAGGTCAAGGTCCATGTGGGGAGTCTCCGGTGAGGGTTCAGCGCAGGTGCAGACGTCCGACTACCTCCGCCCCCCAAACGCCGCGATCACCCCCAGCATGAGGGCCGCCACGAGCAGGAGAGGGTACGCGCCGACGTCCGGGTGCCAGCCAGCGATGGTGAGGGTTTCGAGGGCAGTAAGCATGGTGCTTCTCCGGTCAGTTGCGGACGTCACATCCCAGCGGCGACGTAGTCGAAGAGCCAGAGGCGCCCGAACTTGCCGTTACGCACGGTACGGCGGTCGGGGCGGACGATGCCGCCGGTACGCGCCACGTTGCCCGCGTCGTCCCACTCCGCGCTCACGTCGGCGCCGAGGTAGGACGTCGGGAAGTCGTTACGGCGACGGGCGCGGCCGGGATTCTCGGCGGCGCGCTCGTGCGGGGGGAGGGGGTCGAAGCAGTGCATGTAGGCGGTGCGGGTCATTACGGCTCCGTGGTTCATGCGGCGCGTCCATCGCCCCGCCCCCTCTATATACGCTACCACCATTCGACCCGCAAGCACCCGCTACCACATTCTCTCAACTTTCTGCGTGGCGCTCCCCGTTGAGCACCGCTTCGACCTGGAGCCACCTCGGCAGGCAGCTTGCCCGCACCGGCCGCAGCCCATAGCGCAGCGCGTCCGCCCTCAGTGCGGCGTCGGCCCGGCGGGTGAGCTCGTAGATGGGGAGGGCTTCGACGTGGCGACGGGTGAGCATGGCCCTGGATCGGACCGGGGCCGGGGGGCTTGAGGCTATCCCCTTCGCCTCAGCCGTACTTCGCGGCTCACCGCGTCGGCGTCGGTGAGGATGTCGCGGTCGGTGGGGGCTTGGGTGCGGGTGTCGAAGGCGAGCACATCGGCGGCGCGGGTCAGCAGCGCGTCGAGGGCGCGAGCTCCCGCGGCGAGCTGTACCATGTCCACGTCCTCACCCTGCGACGCCCGCTTGGCCGCGCTGCCGAGGAACCTGGTGAGACCTGCCACGGCGTCGCGAAGGTCGGAGCGCGCCTCGTCGCCCATCGCGCGGGCCATCTCTGCGGCGCGGACCTCGCGACCTCGGATCGCCTCGCGCGCGTGCGGACTTGGCTCAGGGGCGGGCGGCGGAGCCACCTTCAGCTCCACCACCCGCCCCTCTTTCCGCTCCTTCGTCCATCGCCCGATGGTCCCGCTCGGAACGCCGTACTTCGTCGCCGCCTGCGATTGGCTCAGCGTCCCCCCGAAGAGGCGCAACGAGTCGAGGATGGTCTTTCGGTCTCTTTCGCTCACGAAAGGAGCGTACCACGGTGGACTGTGGGGGCGCTACCTCTCGTCGTTCTCGCCTCCACGACACTCCGGACACTCACGGACACTTCAAAATCCTACGGGAATCGGCGTTCGCTGGTACTCTGGACACAACGGACACCTTTTTTGAGTAGTCTCTCACGGAGAATAGAGGGAAGAACACCATAGAATAATGACGGTTTGTCCGTGAGGGGGGTATCTCTCTAGTAGGGGACCAAACCTAGATTTGGTGTCCGCTCTGTCCAGACCGGCATTCAAAGCGCGTTTCCGTAGACCGTCGAAGTGTCCAGCAGTGTCCGGGTCGTCCAAGGGTCGAGCGGGTGGGAAAAACAAGAAGGGGAGCGGCTGACCAGCGCGCTCCCCCCCTTCGCCTTGACGCTCTGCCCTACCCCGGCCCATCCCTCGCCTTGACCCGCAGCCGCAGCCCTTCCCACTGCCGCCCGGCGCTCCGGTCGCTCGACTGCTTGAACCCTCGCGACACCAGCGACCGAGAGAGCACCGCCTGTGACCGGGGCCGCATCCCGTTGTCCTTGGCCCACTCCTGGTAGCTCGCGTAGAGCTCCGAGTTGCTCGCCGTCGCCATCAGCTCCGCCTCGCACCGGTCCTCCAGGAAGTCCGCGAGCACGTCCATCTCCCGGCGGTAGTGCGCCGAGGCCGCGAGCACCTCCGGCGGCGGGCTCAGCCGCTCCTTGCGCCACGCCTTCATACCCTCCAGCATCCACCGCAGGATGCCGGGGTACTCGGCGCGCAGCCGGTCACTCAGCGTCATGTCCTGCTTCTCCTTCGGGATGCTCACCTCAAACGGGATGAGCCGCATCCGGCGCCAGATGCCGTTGTCGGTTCCCTTGATCTTCGGCTTGTGGTTCGTCATCATCCATAGCTTGAACTGCGGGATGTAGTCGAAGAACTCCCGGTTGAGAAACCGCGCCGTCACCGTGTCCTGCCCGGTCACCATCTTGATGAGTCCCTCGTCCAGTTCTGCGTGTTCCTCCGGCTCCGAGCACAGAACGAACCGGGCCCCCGCGAGTGCGGCCAGGTCGTTGGGAATGCTCCCGGCCTTGCGGTCCACGAACGTCTCGACGCGGGCGCCGGTTCCGTACGTCCCAAGGATCGCCTTCACGGTGTTGAAGAACACGCCCTTGCCGTTGCCGCCGCTGCCGTAGGCGATGAACAAGCACTGCTCGGACGCGTCCCCGGTGAGGCTGTAGCCGGTGGCGCGCTGGAGGAACCGGACCAGGTTGACCGCCGCTGCGTTCTCGGGAAGGGCGTACGCGGCGTCCACCTCCGCCGTCGTCGGGTTCAGTCCCTCGGGCACGAGACCGCCCATGATCTGCAACACGAAGCGCCGCCACAGCGGGCAGTCATCTGCCGATGCGCCGGTCGCCGTCATGCGCGTGATGTGGTCGTCACGGCGTGGCCTGTACGCGCGGCTGTTGCGGAGGTCGTAGGTCATGTCGGGCGTGTTCACCAGGAGCGGGTCCGCGTTCCACCGATCGACCGTGACGGCGACGCGGGGACGGCTCTTGAACATCTCGATCATCGCGCGGTAGCCGCGCTCGCTCTCGCACTTGTCGGCCCACGCGAGCATCTTCTTGCGGATGTCCTGCTGCTTCTCCTCATCCTTCGACAGCGTCAGGTCGTTGTTCTCCATCGGCGCACGGTTGCGCCACTCGGGAGCGACCATGTCCGCGAGCCGGTACACATGGCGCGTCGTGTCGGGAATCCACTTTGCGCCATCCCAGACCATCCACCCGTCGCCGGGCATGGACTGGCACCAGCGAACGTCGTTGCCGGTCAGACGCACGAGTACGCGGGCGTTACCGAGGTCCGTCATGCGTTCCGATTCGCAGTCGAGCAACTCCACCACCGTCCCCTCGTCGCTCTCTCGATGGTGAACAAGGTGCAGGTTCACCTCGTCGGGATCGAATCCAGGATCGGGATCGGCCTCTTGGATCAGTTCAGCCGACGCGAGCAGTTCCGCGAGGTCGATCCCGCCGGCGTAGAGGTCGGAGATGTCGGCGGTTTTGGTGGTGCTGGGGTTCATTTTGCGGCGTCCTGATGGTGAAGGATGAATCGAGAAGGGTGGGCGCGGTAGACGGGGCGCCCCGGGTAGTAGTCGAGCACCGCCCGCGCGTATGCCTCCCCCGCCGGGTCGTCGTCGGTGGCGAGTACCAGCCGCGTGTCGGGCCCAAGCTGGACATGCGCGAACGCGGACGGGCCGCCGGAGGTGAGCCCAAGCACCGTGACGCCGGGCTTGTCCTCCGCCCAGCACGATGCCGCGAGCCAGTCGGTCAACCCCTCGGCGACGAGTACCACGTCCGCGCTCACGGTCGGGCGCTGGTTCCAGAACAAGAGCCCCGCCGAGTCCACGCCCTTCGCCCACAGCGTCTTGATGCGGCGCCCGTTGAACAGGGGCGGCTCGACAACGGCGCGGCCGTGGAGGTTGACGGGTAGGGGGATTCCGTCCTCGGTGTCGAATCGCCACCCTCGCGTGACCAACCGCCAAACCTTCGCGCGTCCGGCCGGCCACCATTCTGGATAGCGCGTAGTATCGTCCGGAGTGAACCGCGCAAGGTGCGGCGGCGCGACCAGACGACGCTCACGCAGAAACGGATCGCCCGACGGACAGGGGCCGCACGCCGACCAGAATGCAGACACGTCGGCGTAGCGCGCGGGCCGAGGGGTCGGCACAGGGGGAGGGGGTGCCGCCTCGCCGCACCACTCGCGGACGGTCTGCCGCTGGACGGGGTCCGTGTCGCGGAGCCGGTGCCCGGTGAGCGCGTAGCTCAGGTAGTCGAGTCCGTCGCCGCACGCCTCGCAGCGGTAGCACTTCCACGCGCCATCACGCCCGACGAACACCGCACCGCGCCGACCGTCACGCTTCTCCTCGCCGCACGCCGGGCACGGGTATCCCAACCGGTCCGAGCCTTCCCGGCCGAGGGCACGGGCGACGCTTTCGACGGTGCGGGGTTGCCAGCTCACCGCGGCGCCCACGTCGGGCGATCGGTCGACTCGGGAGCAAACGGACCAGGCGCAAACGACTCTGGCGCAAACGACTCTGGCGCAAACGGCTCGGGCGCAAACTGCCCCCTCTCAATCCGCAGCCGCATGATCTTCATCTCCAAAATCATGCTCGCCTCCCCACGGCTCAGCCCCTCGCGTCGCACGCCGAACTTCGCCAGCGTCTCGATCTGCTTGTCGCTCGCCGGCTTCCGCATCCACTCCGACGTGTAGTCGTCAGGCTTCATGGCGTAGGGCGACCCGTCCGCGAATGCCGCCTCGCACTCCGCGAACGTGCCGATGCAGACGCGGCGCAGCGAGTCCCCCTGACGGCGCCATGCCTCCCACTCCTCGCCGTCGCCGTGGTGCTGGATCATCGCCGACTCCCCCTCTCCCTTCCCTCGCGCGACCAGGTGCTTGCGCTTCTTCGCGTCGGTGTAGGTGTACCAGCCCACCCGCTTGCCGCTGGCCGGGTCACCGAACAGGGAGATCGAGAACTCGTTGACGCCGATCACCGTGGGGTTGATCACCACCTCGTCCTCGTCGCTCACCTTCGGAGGCGGCTTGACCAAGACGAGGTTGCGACACTCCTCCTCCACAGGCTCCGTCGCCACGATGCCGAGGTCCGCGCTACCCTGCCTCCAGAGCACCATCGCCGTGCCCTGTTCGTCGTTGCTCACCCAACCGTCCACCGACTCCACGAGCCCCTTGCTCTTGGCGGCGTCGCGACGGTGGCGCACCTCGGCGCCGGGCTCGATGCGCGGGAGGTCTTTGTCAGGCCGCGTCAGGTCCGCGAGGCTCGCGAGAGAGTGGGCGTCGCTGTTCGCCACGAAGTCGATCACCAGCCCCTCGGTCTTGCCCGGCGCCTTCCGAGTCGCGCGCCCTACCTGCTGCGCGTACAGCCCGCGGCTCTGCGTCGGCCGCACGAGGAACACGGCGCCGGTCGGCTTGTGATCGAACCCTTCGGAGAGCAGGTTGTTGTTGCACAACGCGTCGATCTTGCCAGCCTTGAACGCTTCGATCTTGCGCGTGCGCTCCTTATCCGTGCCGTAGACATACTCGGCGACCACGCCCCACTTGATCAATTCCTCCGCAAGCTTCTTCGCGTGCGCGATGGTCACCGCGAACACGATCGCCTGCTTGCGCGCGCCGCCGGTGACAAGGGTGCGGGTCACTTCCTCCGTCGTCTCCCCCGCCTCCTCCATCCTTGTCTCCCTCACGGTGTACGGGGTGCGTTCGCCGCCGGTGACGCAGTGCTCCACGTACTTCTCGGCGACCACCCGGTTTCGCCCCGGCGTGTCCACCTCCTTCTCCAGCGCCTCCTCGTCGTCGGGGTCCACGTTCGTCAGGTCGATGTCCGTGTGGACGGAGATGCCCCGGAGCGGACACAGCGCGCCCTCAGCGATGGCGTCGGCCAGGCTGTACTCGTAGGCGAGCCGGCGCACCACAAGCCCCAGCCCCTCCGTCTTGCCGCCGCCCGCGTTCCGGAATGGCGTGGCCGTGAGGAGGATGTGCATCCACTTCGGGTTCACCTTGGCGATGCGGTCGTAGATGGCCCGGTACGATCGTGCCGTGGCGTGGTGCGCCTCGTCGGTGATGACGTAGTCGAACCGCCCAGCCGGGCCCACGTTGCCGTCCTTGTCCCCGATGTCGTCGAGCCGCCGCCCCTTGAGCGTCTGCACGCTGGCGAACACCGCATGTCGGTCGATCTCGTTCTGCTTCGCCTTCACCTTCCCGACGTACAGCGCGGGCTCGATCTCGATCGCCCGGGTCATCACGTCGTTGATGAGCTCGTCCATGTGCACGAGGAACAACACGCGCTTGCCAGCGCGGCACGCCTTGACCACTAGCGAGGCGGCGAGTGTGCCCTTACCAGTGCCCGTGGCTGCGCTCACCATCGTGGCGTCGGGCGACTCGCGGAGGTCGCGGCGCACCGCAAGCATGGCCTCCACCTGCCAGCGCAGTGGGGTCATGCCGTGCGCGAGGGGGACGATGGAGGGGTCGTCGGTGCGCATTTTCATCGCGGCACCGAGTCGATGACCGCAGGCCAGTCGCAGTTGGAGACGGCGACACCATCGGCCACGCTCAGGCGGTGAGGGCGTCCCGTTGCGTACCAGTCGCGCCACCGCTCCCTGAACTCCGGCCACGTCACCCAACGGTCGCCAGTCGCAAGCCGTAGATAAATCGCGGCCACACCACCCGCCGAACGGAACCGCTCGAGAGCGGTGGCCTGATGCGGCTTGAGTAGTGACACCGGCCACGTCTCTTCGCGAGTGGACTTGGCGTCAAACAGCACGCCGCGCCCATTCACGCAAGCGGTGAAGTCGGGAGGCCCCTTCTTCCCTCGCCCGATGTCCGGGTTGTTCTTGTGCGCGTAGATGTCCGCACGCCGCAGATGAAAGCGCGTGAGGTCATCCTCGAGGGCGCGACCTGCCCGTTGTGCGTTGCTTCCCACCGACCGCTCCGCGGTGGCGTGGGCGATGCCGCAAACATCGCCCACGCCGGGGGTTGCGGGTTCGTCCCGCAGACTGTTGATCCGGTTCGACGTTTGCGGCGCCGCGCCGGGTTGTGTGGGTCAGGTATCCGAGGCCGACGGTGGGCGCAAGGTCAGACGTTTGACTTGATGCGACGCCGCCGAAAACCGCATCAACGGCTCCATCAACTCCGCGACGCAGCCGAACAGCGGGTCGCTCCTCCACTGCTGCGCGAACCCCCGGTGACGTTCGCCCTCATCCAACAACGTCGCCGTCACCGAGTCCCCCAACCTCACCACCAACCGCCGCCCATCCCGAATCGCCGGGAAGCGCCCGACCGCGCCGGTCTGCATGTCGCGCACGTCCACGACCGAGGCGTGCGCGAAGAGGGTATCGAGATGGGCACGGCAGCGGATACGGGCGCTCACCTCAGCCGGAACATCCCCACACATCTCCCAAACCCGCGCCAGCGCATCCTTCGCCATCCACACCGGCATCTCCACCCCGCCGAGCTGGATGTGCCCGTTGGGGAGGACGGTGGCAGGGAGGAGGAGGGCGGGGGTCATGGGGTCAGGCTCCGCACGTAGTCCCCCACCGTCATCCCCCGCGCCTCCGCAGCCGCGACCCAACGCGCGTACTCCTCGGCGCTGAGCCACGCGCGAAGCTCGCGAGCGCCGGCCTTTCGGCCGCGGAGGGTGGTGGGCTTGGGGCCGCGGGGGTTCACAGCGCACCTCCGACGAATGCGCACGCATGGCACGCCTCCTCCTCACGGTCGCCCCCTACGCCGCACCGGCGGCACTCGACGTGCTCATCATGCGCGTCTCCAGAGTACCGCGCGCCCCAGCGCCACCATGGCTCCGAGGCGGCTGCCCCCATGTTGGGGTCGAGCGTGGAGAGATTGGCGATTAAGTCGCGGATGGTGCGGTGCGGGGTCACCTGATGCTCCGCAAGGAGGACGGGGGGAACGTGTCGCGCGTCGGCCCCATCCGCCCAGCACACCCCACTGCTGTGCAGGGGTCGCCCTCCCAGATGGCGCCGGAGACGTCACGCCTGCACGACGAACACGCGCCTGACTGCGAGACGCGCCACGAGCCAGCGCGCCAGAAGTAGAACGGCGAGTCAGCGAATGCCGGGTCATCCCGGTCGGCGCTGACGGCCGATGGCTGGCTCACGCCGCCACCTTGATCGCCTTGCCGTTGCGCCACAGTATGACCGAGTCCGCGACGGTGACCGTCTTGCGGAGGTCCGCGATGTAGCGGAGCGCGAGGTCGCGGGTCGGGGCGACGCCGTTGCAGACGTTGCCGCAGAGGGGCGTGTCACCGAAGTTGCCGTAGCAGTCGGTGAGGAGGTCGCCGCGGGAGTAGAGGCTGAAGGTGTACATGGTCGCTCCTGACACAACCATATTATGCGCGCACCATTCACCTGTCAACTAGTGCGCGCACATTTATTTAGGTTCACCTCCGCACCCCACTCGCCAACCGATGCGGCACCTTCCCCGCCAACGTCAACCGCGGCGCCATGTAGGGCCGGTAGGGGTCGGGCGTGTAGAGCGAGAACGGCGCCGGGCCTTGGGTCTGGTACTCGGGGGGAGAGGGTTTGCCTTTGCGGGTCATCGCCCACCTCCTACCGCCCGCACCGCCCGCTTCACCGGCGCATCCTTCGGCCCCGCCTCATGCTCGCGGACCTTCGCGAACCGCCACGCGATCCACTCGCCGCGCTCACCCGCCGGCAGTCCCCGCAGCGAGAGCCCAAGGGCCGCGCATTCACTCAGCCCGTCGCCACGCTCCACGACGTAGCCGCGCTTGGCGAAGTCCTCGTGGAGCTCGTGACCGCACGGCCAGCGCCCACGGTGGACGAGCATCCGTTCGTGCTGGCGGACTTCGTAGCGGTAGGCGGGGCCGCTGTGTGCCTCCGCCGCGAGGCGTACCCGCTGGGCCGCCTGCCGCGCCGTGAGCGTCAGGGTGTAGAGGTCGGGCGGACGCAGCACCACGCCCCGGTCACGGAGCCGGGCGAGCGCCCGCTGCATCGCGTAGCCGCCGCGGTCCGGACGCTCGGCGACGGACCCGTTGACCACCGCAGCCATGAGGTACGCCGCCCACGCAGATTGGAGCGCCCCTGCGTCCCACCCGTCCTCGTTGATTGCCTGCGTCGGCAGCACGATCGGATCGTTCCCGCTGGCGTCGGTCATCACGTACGCGGTGAGTCCTGAGCGCGTGGCCACCAGCGCCACGGACTGCGCGATCGGCGCCTCCCCCTTCGCGTGGTCGATGGCCCACTGGCGCACGCCGAACCAGCACACCGGGAACGGCAGCGCGGACAGGTCGGGCTCGCCGATCATTTCGTTGGACTTGGCGCCGCACGCCCGCTGAATCTCCGGCGACAGGTCGAACAGCCGCGCCTCCCGCAGTACAGGCAGGGTAGCGATGCCGTCCGCAACGGCTTCGCGGCGCAACTCGGCTACGTCCGTAGCCTCGCCGCAGAGAACGCGCGCCCGCTCCAAAAGCCCACCTGCCTCGGGCACCCCTTGAAGCGCAGCCGCTCGACGCTCAAACGACGCCAGCAGATCGGCGTACTCCTTCCGCTTGATCCCCGGCCGCACCGCCTCCTCCGCCAGCGCGCCGATGGTGTCGAGCCAGTCTTTGGCGATGGGGTTGATCATCTCCGCCCCCACCGACGCTTCACCCGTCGCCCCTTCGGGGTGGGCCGCTTGAAGTGGTACAGTTGTCGCCCGTACTCGGCGAGTATGTGGCCCATCGTCTCCCACTGCGCTTGCGTGAGATCACCGGTCCGTGTCGTCGTGGTTGGCTCCCAGTAGAACCGTTCCCGCCCGCCCTTGCCGATGTTGCCGAGGCTCCACACCTCGATCGTGATCCGAACATGCGGCGGGTGCTGCTTGGCGCGGAGGACAGGGAGGGAGACGGGGGGTTCAGGTTTCATCGCCCCCCCTCGCCCGCCGCTGCGCCCGGTTCATCGGCCGCGCCTCTTCGGGGGTGGGCACGAGCGACGCGGCCAGGTCGCGGATCGCGTCCGCCGCCCGGTAGCCGCACGCTGCATCCTCAGATCGAAGCGCGGCCAACGTCATCGCCTCCAGGCGCTGCCCGTCGATCACCAGCATGGCGCCGATCTCCTCTGCCCATCGAGCCGCGCGCAGAAGGTCCGCGGCGGTGGGGGTGTCGAGGGTGTGGTAGTCGAGGATGGCGGGCGAGTGCACGGGGCATGGCCCGACCTCGCGCCGGCCTTCGTTGCGGGCGGCGTCGAGGGCGGTGGCGATCTGGTCGATCACGGCAGAGGCGCCCGGGATGCACGTCGGGGCCAGGATGTCGAGGGCTATCTCACGACTCGGCCTCTCACCCGCCATCGCGCACCTCCCACCCCGCCATCAGAAGATCACCCGTCGCGTCCTGCCCGCACACGCCCGCCACGTACACCCGCGCCATCGCCTCGCGGTACGTGGTGAGCCCCACGTCGCGGACCTTGGTGTAGACCCGGCCGTTGACGTGCATGACCGTGCCGACGCGCGACTGCTTCATCTTGCGGAAGTCAGGCATTGTGGACCTCCCACCCCTTGCTGCGCGCCCATGCCTCGATGTGGGCGCGGGCTTCGGGCTCGGTGTGAGGGTACCACGACCCGTTGTCGGTCCACGCCGGGAAGCGCCCGTTTCTGGCCGAGTACCACGCAAGCACCTTTCCGCTTGCGTCGCGCAACTCTCGACCATCCCACCTCGCCACCTTCACCGCCGGAGTCAGCCGGCGCACCTCGGCGAGGAGGGCGGCGATGTCGGTGGGGGCGTGGGCGATGAAACGGGCATTGGCGCGGCACTCCCCCACCCCGCCCGGCGAATCACGAAAGCCTGTGTCGCAGACCTCACGCTGGTTCTCCGCCGCCGCCGATGCGGTCGTTTCCACGGTGGACGGGTCGCCGTGTCGCGTCTGCCACGGCCCCGGCGTCGCCGCCAAGAGCCGCCCCTCAATCTCCGCCAGTTCGGCGGAGGTCATGCGTTCTCCTTGGCGATATGCTCGCCGCGTTCGGTGCGTCGCGCCTCCTTCCCCGCCCACCACGTCTCGTGATCGACGCACAGCCCATCGTGCCCCTTGCGAATCCAGCACGGCCGATCACCCGCATAGCCGTCGCACCGCGGCCGGATGTCCCACGACACCGACGCGCCCGTGAGCGGGAACGCGCCTCGGGTCTTCTCCTTCCCCGTGTGCATGGCGCGGATCGTCTCGCCGTCGCAGGAGCCGCCGAAGCAGTAGCGCCCCCACAGGTGAACGGGCTCCTCGTCGAGCACCGGGAAGCGACCGAAGCCGATCGCGTCGTCGCAGTCGTAGTAGTCGCTCACCGCCGCCTTGAAGGTCGCGGCATCAACGTGGCCGTAGACGTAGAGCGCATCGGGGTCGCCCTCCCAGATCAGGGGGATCA